TCCGTTGTCACCAGCCTTTTTGTATGGCTTCAATCGGGTGACGCTTTCATCGATGTTGCCCATCATGCGACCGCCAAGCCAGTTGCCGCCCTTTGGCTTGATCACGTTGACAGGTGGCTGGCCGGACGCCATGACAAAGTCTTTGCCGGCCTTGCCAATGGCTTTGGGCACGGCCATAGCAGCACGAGCGCCAGACAGCGGGCCAGTGTAAGCGCCACCACCCAAGATGCCTAAGCCAGTAGCGGCCTTGCTTACAGGGGCGTCAGAGCGGAACGGCAGGCGCTTCTCGATGTCCTCGCTGGTCGGCAAAAACGTAGGGGACTCGTTGCCGGTGATCAGTTCATACGGCAGGCGGGCCAGTGACTCGATGTCACCGGGCATCCCTAGGGTTCCAGCAACAAAGCCTCGTGCCACATCAACCGGGAAATTCTTTGCGGCCTCGGGGTCTTGCCGCGACCGGCGAGGCTTCATCTGTGGGAATGCACCGAAGGCGGCTTTGTTCTCTGCCATACGTTACCTCGTGGGTTTGATATGTGGATTATGCCTTTTGGCTTTTGTCAAGTCCACCTTCTTATACGGGCAGTCATTGCAGCGCAGCATCTGGCAGACGCCCAGCTTCTCGCACTTGGTGGGGCGGCAATTATTCGGCATATGGGTTGACCCTACGTTGCTGTCCGGAATCAACGAAGTCGTCTTCATCGTATGCCTCTGGCGCTTCGCCATCAATGTCAATGAATCCCGCATCCCGCAGGAAGCGCAGGGCTTGGGTCGTCGCATCCACGAAGTCGTCGTGGGTCGTGTCGGGGAAGGAGCATAACTGACTCAGTAGCGGCTCGGCCCAGTCCCTCACATATCCCGGCCTCTGGCTCGACTCAGGCATCCAGACCCGCCCACGGGCGAACAGGCTGGACACAATGTTCAGGCGCTGGAGCTTGTCCGCCTTGCCGGGGTTGTACGCCCTGACTGGCATATGCGCCCGCTGTAAGTCTTGGATCAGGCTGATGCCGGCGCTCTTGTCCTCGATCAAGATCAGGTCGACGCGCTTCCTGTCCTTGCCCTCGCCGTAGACAACCTCGTACTCCTCCTGCACCTTTGGCCGCAGGTCAGGGTATTGCAGGCGGTCTTGCCAGCAGTCGATCAGCAGGACGGACATCGGGCCATCCTGCGGCTTGAACACCCCCCATGTGGCCGCAGCCGTCGGGTCGTTGACCGTCTTCTCGCTGGTCGCGCAGTCGTAACTCTGAAGGATGTACTCAAACCTTGGGAACTCCTTGTTCGTCGGCCAGAGCTTGATCATCTCCCGCTTGACGATGCCCGACTCCTCGGGGTCGATGATCTCGGCGTAGATTTCCTGCCGCCCCAGCTTTGTGCCCTCGTACTGGAGAATCTGCTTCTGGAAGCTGGGCGCAAGGTTTGCAAGGTTGGCGTAAGTTGAGGCGGTCGTCACCTTCACATCGTCACCGTCCCGCCCGACAAGCTCGACGATCAGGTCTTTGGGCTTGGGTGTGGTGGTGCAGAGGATGCGGGTTTTCTTGCCCAGTCGCACCCCAAACATGATCTGATCCCACGCCTCTTGCAGATAGTCCCATGCGGCCAACTCGTCGCACCACGCCCCGTGGAACTGTGGGCCACGGAAACGCTCAGGCTCAGATGCGGGTATACCCTTAATCAGTGAGCCGTTGGTCAGCTTGAGTTCGTGCAGCGCCTTGTTGTACTCGGAGATCAGGCACTGTGGGATGACGGACATCAGGCCAGAGTCACCCTCAAAGCAGGTGGAGCGGACGTCAGCCGAGGTGGGAGCGGCCACCAGCCACCGTGTCCCCGGCTCCTGCCATGCCCACCATGCGATCTGCTCGGCAGCGGTGCGGGTCTTGCCTGCTCCACGGCCAGCCAACAGCAGCCAGATCGTCCACCAATCACCCGGCGGGACTATCTGGTGGTCGTGCGCTACCGCCAGCCAGCCTGTCCGCCAAGCGAAAGCCGCCCGTTGATCTTCAGGGAGCTTGGCGTATTGTTGGCGGATTTTCGGGTCAGACAGCAGTTCCAGCAGGGGGTCACCCATTGGCTTTGTCCTGCCTGCGGGCTTCCAGCGTCTGAACCAGTGTGTCGAAGATGGTCACATCCACCTGCGCTTGTAGCGGGTTGCCCGGATCGCCACCCACAGCGATCTTGTCGCCATAACGCTTAGGGTTCCACTTTGCCAGCAGCTTCAGGCCGATGTCAGCCTTGGCCTTTTGCCACTGGACATAGCCGGGATCGACTCGGCCACCGCCTTCAGAGAGGATGCGCTCAGGCTCAGTGTTGATGTCCAGCCAGATTTGCTCGGCAATGGCGTCCTGTCCAACTTCTCGCGCTTTGGCGATGGCTCCGGAAAGACCGACGCCCTTCTCACCCAAGGCATCGTCACGGTACATCCAATCGTAGACAGTTTGCCAAGCGGGGAAGCCATCTTTTCTGCATATTTCCCTTAGAGGGACTCCATCTGCGAGAAGCGTACACATCTCTTGAGCGATCTCAGGGGTGTACTTAGATGGTCTACCTATCTTTTTGTTTGGCGGCGCAGCTTCTGACGAGGCTTTGGCTTGTTCAATGGCGTTCTGAGCCACTTTGCCAGCGTTTTGAGAGGTTTTTTTGCGAGGTTTGGGGTTTTGTGAGTCCATGAGTTAAACGGCTCCTTTAACGGGTAGTTTAGCCGTATTTTGCAAGTCAGGAGATATTTTGTTTTCGCTGCCCCTGTTTGCGTAACCAATGGCGTAGGACATCAGCACCAACTTCTCGATGTATGGCGGGATGTGAGGCTGTCCATCAAATATCATGATTGGGTATCCTGCCTCTCTGATCACAGAAACCATCTCGTCTTTGGTCACAGTCTTTCCCTTTTACGGCGAATTTTTCTCTTTCAACTTGGCCTCAATTGCCTCCAGTAGAACCAGCCAATCCTCGCTGAGACAGCCGCAGTCTACGCAGATTTGCATGGCCTCCTCATCCGTTAGACCCACCCAAGGCTTAGGCAAGCGGTAATCTTTGGGAAAAGCGGCGCGGTATTTGACGTACTCCTCGTCGAACGCTTTGTTTATTTCGTCTACGTTCAGGCGATGCTGGGCTTCGCGCTCGATGCGGTTGAACTCGTCGTCTTCGCTGTTCATTTTTTCATGTTTCTCACATATGCGGCAAAGGATGCGGCAGTGTCTCCAAGTGATTTCATCTTGTCAAACTCTCGGGCAACCTCTTCCAGTGTTTGATTTCGGACAACCTGATGGAATGCGTCAGCAAACATCCGCTCCTTTGGGTTAATGTAATCTTGAATGTCGTCGTCGTCATCTCTCATGCTTGCTTCTCCTTCAGTGTTGCAAAAATGCTTTTGCCGCATCGCTTGCATTCAAAAATGTAGTGGTTGGGTGTTCGGTACTTGCTGCCAAAGTTGCTCGGCTCCCAGCGGTGTTTACAGGTCATGTGTTCCCCCTGTTTCGTATAGCGGCGGCACATTCGTTTGCTACCGCCATGTCTTCGTTGTTGTAGCACTGCCGTTTGTTGTACGTTTCACACACCTTTGCACAGGCCTCACGCTCGGCAAGGATCATTGCCTTAGCAGGTGCAACCACTTGGCAGTAATCACAAATCTGGTTTGGTGGGCAACCATCGGCGCATTCGGCTGGCTTGTCTTGCCCATAAAAACTCATGCGCTCATCAGCACGGACAAGGCGCTCAAATTCTTTCAGTCTCAATAACTGAGCCTCAGTCCAAAACGCATGCTCACTGTAAACCTCATGAGCCATGTCTATCGTGTCTCTCATGTGTTCTTCTCCTTGAGCTTGTCCTGAATGAGTTGCCAAAGCACCACGGGGACGGTGGCGTTTGGGGCACTCATGATGATTTCCTCGAACTCCTTGTCGGTGAGTCCGCGCCATTGCCGCTGTGCTGCGGGCGGAGTGGTGTAGAGGGGAAAAATGTGGTTTCCTCCCCACGCCTCTGCTTCAGCTTTTGTTTTTGTAAACAACGGAATGGGGCCGTTGTAATGCACCGCCCAAGCCACAGGCTCCTGCACAGGTGCTGAAAGGGCTTGCTTGATGGCGGTGATGGCTTCGCACATAAGTTCTGCCGCCTCACCAACTTCAGCGCCGTTGTTCATATCAACCGCCAACTCAGTTTCCAACGCCTCCAGCGCCAGTTTCAATGCTTCGTCTTTAGTCATGTGTTCCCCTCTGGCTCACCAATCATCCGTTTGATGGTGAACAAATCTTTGTGTTGCGGGTATCGCGCTCGCCATAGTCGGGCATAGAATGCGATGTAATCGTTGGAGATTTTGAAGTCATCACCCGTGGTCATGATGTTTACTTCCCACCGGATGCGGTTGATGATCAGCCAGTGACTGACCTGTTTGCGGCCCTTGCTGACCGCCTCTAAGCTGAATCGCTCAAAGTAGTCCCAGACTCCGGGGTTGGCCTTGTGCCAATCCCAGAAGTCCCGTTTGCGTTCGTCAAATGATCTCATGCTCTGGCGCTTTTAAGTGGCGCAACAGATCAATGAGCGGCTCGGTGATGCGAGGCTCAAACTCTCGCCTCTGTATGTACCGCTCAATCTCAGCCAAAATGAAATCTTGGCCGTGGTCAAACCCTTTAGCGTAATCAGACATCACAACGCGCTCCTTAATTCGTAACCCTGCGCAGCCAACTGCTCAATAATTTCATTCACGCTTTTACGGCCAAGGTTTGGAATTTTCATCAACCTGCGCTCAGTGCAGCCGCATAACTGCTGAATTGTGAGAATGCCCTCGGCCTTCAAAGACCGCTCAGTCCTGACCGTCAAATTCAACTTCTCAATGCCGTGCTGCTCAACGTCTTTGACCAGCTTCCATTGATGCAAGATGCTCTGCCTGCGCTCGATCATCCGCTCCGCAACGGTGTAAGCAATCTCGGCAACTTGATATGAAGTCATTGCCCCCCCAGTTCTCGAAACAATCGACTTCATCGCCTCTGTTGCAAAACAATCGAGCAACTCTTCTTTGGTGACTTCGGTCATGCTGTGTACTCCAATGCTTGCAGCTTGCTGATGCGCTCGTTGATCTGAGTGACCGTCTTCTGGTAGTCGGCCATGACCTTTTGCTTGTGGCGCTCAAGTGCCGCAATCTTTTGTGCGCGGGGATCGTAATCGTCCGGCACTTCGATCTCGATCTCCTGCTCACCAACGTAGGTGAGGTAATCGGTATCGTCTATCTTGGCGTACATGACTTGATATGAGCCAGTTGATTCCCAAGAATACTGGTTGTAATAGATGTGAATGGTGGTCTTGATTTTCATGATTGCTCCTTTGATGGGGCCGAAGCCCCGGTTGAATTAAATGGTGCGGCCCATCTTGATGTGAATAATTCTCTGCACGACCTTATGACGAGTTGTGCCTGCCTTGACTTCGGCCACCGTGTCAAAGCCACGGACGCCACATTCCTTCTCGTCTTCAAAGTCCCAGCCTGCTTCGAGGGTGACGATGATGCTGTTACCGATGTTGCGCTCGTCGTCAATGTGGGCGATCCAGTGGCGCGAGGCCAGCAGGTTGTCGAGTGTTTTGCTCATGTTGGCCTCCTGATTAACGGCTGGTGGTTTTGACAGAGAACACGGCGGAGATGCTGGTGTTGGCAGCGATCACTTCTTCGGGGATGTTGCAGACCTTGGCAACAGTCTTCCAGTCGATGACCTTTCGATTGGCCTCGACCACAGTTGCTTTGAAGAGGTTGCCCTCGACAACCTTAGCGCCACCGGCAGTGGCTGCGTCCTTGATGGCGTCTTTGATCTTGTCTGCCTTGGCAGTCAACTCGGCGATGTTAGCCAACAGCAAGCCCAGTTCGTCGATCTGGGTCAGGGAGATATCGTTTGCGTTCATGATGGTTTCCTTTTGGTTTATCGTTCCGGCCTCGTTGACCGTAGGCGTATCTTAACAGAGTTAAAGGTTGCTCAAACCCTTTTTTGCATATTTTTCTAAGTGATTACCCTAATCCGAGCAAATTTTTTGTGTCTGCCAGCAAATCTTCCTCGGTAAACCCCCAGTGCTTGGGGAATCCCTTGGTTCCAAGGCCATGAAGCCCCGTTTTGCCTCTGTGATGCTCTGGGCATAGCGGTATGACACTCATGTGGTTTGAGCGCCCCCAGCCCCCCGCCAATCGCCTTGGATGGTGCAGTTCCGCCGGCGTACCCTCGTGCCCCATGCGCCTGCATACAGCGCAGCCAAGCTCTGCCACTTTGCCCATGTGTTTCTTCTCGGCTAGGGTGGTCATACGGTCATCTTGTCCTGAGCGCGGTTGCTGGCCTCTTGGCTGCGCCACACCTCAATGCGAGCCTGCGCTGCGATCAGCATCCACCGATACTCCTCCCGCACCCGTACAGCCTCTTGGAGCGCCTCTAGATGCTGCTTGTACCTAGGGCTGGCATACGCCTCCCTTTCCTGCATGGCGGCAGTCTTGTATTCCGAGCTTCGGATTTCTGCGGCCTTCATCTCCTCGGCCTTGATGGTCTTGCGCATCTCTTCCATGTAGACCTTGTTGGCTTCGGCCTGCGCGTACTTCTTGCTGTTGGCGATCATGTAGTCAACAGCAGCATTTGGGTCGATCAACTTCTCAGACATTGCTCACCTCCTTGCGACCATCTCTCCAAAAAAGTTTGTCGCCCATAAGGCTGGGGCATTGCTCGTGATCATCAGCACCCGGACGGACTGGCTTTGCTTTCAGTTCTTCGCCGGTGTACATGATTCTTTCCACCCAGTTTTTGTTTGTCTTCGATGGCAGTTGTTTCTTTGTGGCGCCAAGCAACAAAAACCGCTCCTCGCCCTCTGGAGTGCTATGGTATAGGTCACCATTTTTGACGATGAATTTGTCTCGCAAAAGCGGATCAATACACGACTCAACAAACCGATTCATTGACTCGGTGCTGATCTTGTTTTTGAGTTGCTCTTTGTTGCTGGGCATCATGCAAATCATCTCCAGCGTTTTGTGGATGCGACTGCCTCTGGTGTACTTCGATAAGATCATTGTGTTTCCTCTATTTGAACGATTATTTTTCCCGGCTTAGTGCCGTGCTTGCGAAAAATTCTGAGTGGATTAAAACGGCTGTCATCAACAGCCAATGCGCTTGCTACGCCATCAAGGGCAGACTTGGCCGCTGCAAGGCAGTTGTCAGCGTCACGATGGCGTTTGTCAGGCATCTCAAAAGTGATGGTCAACAGCAGTTCAGAAGATGTGAATTTCGGCAGTGGCTTGCAGGCCAACGTCTGCCAGTACGCCGCATCTCTGGCCGCTATTTTGAGTGGGTACAAAGCCCCCCAATGAACGCCCTTTGATCGGTTGGGGAACAACTCTGGCGAGGGGAAGTCAAGCTCGACTCTTAACACGTTCTTGCTCCATCAACTTGACCAGAGAATGCAAACTCTCTTCGCCACGGACTCTGGAGATTCCTTCTTTCATTTGTTCCCACCAAGATCGAGCGGCGACGGCTCCGACCTCGCCAGTCTTCCTCTTGTACCGGGCTATCCACTCCCTTGCTTCGCTCTCCCTCATGAACTGCAAGGTCTCCGGTGAGATCGAGGGCACTGTCGATGGTGGCCGATGAATACCCATCGCCATCCCCGTCCCTGATTTTGTCGAGGATTTTTTTGGCTTCTTCATAGGTCATCGGGAGCCTTGTAAATGTTGGCCCTCATCTCCCGCCTAAGTTCGGCCAGCTTGGCAAGCGCCTCAGACTTGACCATCTCGGTTCGGGCACGTTCGTATTGGGTCATTTGCTTTTCAATCCGCAACACAGGCTTGACAGGGATGGCAGGGCCAGCATTGCAGGTGTTTTTGAAGGCAATGGCCGATGGCGGCATATTTGGCGGAAGGTGGCCCAAGGCGTACTCCAGCGAAGGCTTGTACGTCAGGAACTTGCCCAACTCCTTCTGCCAGACAGAGCGCACCAGTGCCGGGTCAACCTGCTCCCAGTGACGGGTAAAGCTGGCCCCGTACACGGCACTCATGTAGCCAAAGATGTAGTCCAAGCCCTCTTCGGTTTCACAAAAATCAGTTTCCAAGTAATTTGACATTTGAGCCACTCCCTAAAAGTCCACGGGTAAGGCCACTGA